CGGCCTCCGGCGAGAAGGCGTTGTGCGCCCACGCGGCCTCGAAAGCCTTGTTGATCGACGAACTGGACTTCTTGCCCAACTGCTCCGCGTCGGTGTCGGCGAAGAGCCGATCCCCCTTCTCGTCGCACAGGGCCAGGACGAGGAATCGCACCCGGAAGCCCTTCATCTTCTGCTCGGAGTAGGACTCCTCGAAGAAATCTCGCTCGGTGCCGGAGATGGTGCGGACGTAGACCACGCCGCCCCACTCCTTCGTCATATCCAACTCTTTGAGTTTGGTGTCGTCAGCCGCCAGAATCTTTGCCTTCGTCAATGCCATCGCTTAATTGCTCCTAGAAACTCGAACCAGAAATCGTGTCGGTCACGGTGAAGTCAGTGAATCTCAGCCGCATCGTGCCGCGAACGAGGTCGCCGACGGCGGCCTCGACGGTGGCCGACTCACAAACGGCGTGGTTGTTGATCGAGAACGTGTTGCCAGAGAACGATGCTTGGCCGACCTTGCCGATGGCAAGCAGTGGGCTGACGCCGTTCTGGGGCGACTGGAGGAACTCGACGTCGACCGTGCCGCCACCGCCGACCCACGCGCCGGTCGGCACGAGTGTGGTCGCGTTCACGGCGGCGTTATGCGCGGTCATGTCGACGATCTCCGCCGTCGGAGACTCGACAGACACTCTAGTGGCGATCGCCTTGACGCCGCAGAACGTAAAGGTAGCGCCAGAGGCGACGTAGCCTGCCATGAGTCACGCCTTGTGGAGCGCGACCGCTTACGCCACGCGGAACGTCGCGCTGCCGGAAACGAGTGCGCCGACCGAGCCGCCAAGCGAAGAACTCGCCATCGTCGCGTTGCCGCTGAACGAGAACGGCCCAGCGATCGAAAGAGCGCCGGAAACGCCGGCCGTGAGGATGCTCGTCGAGATGTAGTCGATGGTGACTTCTCGGTCGGTGGCGAAGCCGCCGACGAACTCCCGGCGTCCGTTCGGAGCGATGCCCAGGTGGCTGCCGTCGATGAGGTCTTGCGTGTCATTGACCTGGACGCTGGTGACCGTGAGCGTCGTGCCGCCGAAGGTGAACGTCAGTCCCTGTGCAGAAACGCCAGCCATGTGACACGCCTCCTTGCGTGAAGTACCGTCGAGTAGGGTTTACTGGGCGGCTTCTTGCCACCGAATCTGAAACAGTTGCCTTACCTCATAGGCCGGCGGAAGTTGGGCTCCGACGGCCGCCGGGTCGAGGAAGTCGTCCGTTTCGGACACCAGCCTCATATCTTCAATTGTAGCCCCTGCCAGCGTCCCGGTGGCCCCATCCAGCGCAAGCCTGACCTCGTCGCCCAACTCCCTGGACGTGTCGTGGTTCAATGCCCAGGAGGCGATCTGGAGGCTGACAAGAGGCATGAACATCGGGCCGGACAGGTGGCTCTCGCGGATGATGTTCTGCCTCTTGTAGACAATGAACGGGAACCCGGCCCCTTTTGGGACGGCGATCGGGAAGACGTTGAACCCCACGAGCCTGGCGACGCCGGGCGTGGAGAGCAACTTCTGGTAGACGTGCTTTTCGGGGGAGAGGAGCATCAGATGTCCCTGATTTGCTGTTCCAAGGCGGCGATCAGGGTCGCCAAGGCAGCCGACGACGTTTCCGAGATGGCCTTTTCCATTGGATGCTGGGCGGGCATGGGGGCAAGAGCCTCGCCGGGTCCGAGTCGCACTGGAAACATCTTTCCGCCGACAGAGCCGAAGTCGTGCGGGTAGCCGCTCCCCATCTTTGCCCGCCGGGTCGGCTCGTTCTTCGAGCCCATGAGGAAGTAGTACCCTCGACCCATTCGCTCGAACTGCTCGTTGTTGAACGTGCCGGCGCGGCTCATCTTGCCGTTGATCGCTTGGTGGACGTTGACGTATGTGCGGCGGCCCTGCGTTCCAGGCTTTCTTGGCCCCGTACCGAACTCAAGCAACCATGCGTGATTCCCACTGCCCTTTTCTGGATCGGCCCCGACGGCCCCCGTGACCTGCGGCCCGACGACCGCAATTGCGACGCCTGGGTACTGATTCTTCCCCTTCTTGACGGCCACCGACTTCGACAGGTTCCCGGTGACTTTGTTGATCTTGGCTTTGTACGCCGCGGCGATCGGACGCCCAGCGGCCAGAGCGGCCTTGAGCATCAGCGGCTGCGCGTCCCGGCCTGCGGCTGTGGCGGCCCGTTCCAGCCTTTCGGCGAACTCCCGTGCGCCAGCAGTCCGGACGTTGACAAACCCCTGGAGCATCTCCTTGGCGGTCATGCCGCCATCGAAGGTGCGTGGCGTCGTTCCGTCGATGAGGACTGCCATCACTGCACCTCGCGAGCCAGGATTTCGGTGTAGTCGCCGCGGTCGGTCACGCTGGCGATCTCCATCGTGCGGTTCTTCCAGATTACCCGGTGGGTGTGCTGCACATCGCTCCGCTCGCGGATGCGGATGCGGTGTGTCGCGATCACGTTGGCTTGCTGGGCCTGGAGGATGTCGCGACTGGAGAGGCCGCTGACGTTCGCCCAGACCGTGCAGAGCGTGTTATCCCAGTTCAGTGTCGTCTCCCCGGAGAGGCTGCGCACCTCCGCCGGGGTCTTGATCGTCACCCGCTCGGTCATCTTGCCGATGTCGACGCTCACGACACGCTCCCGCGGCCGATCAGGACGATGTCATACGCCCCGCCGGCCGTGCCGGTGACCGTCACGGTGGCCGTCGACATCCCGGCCGCCGTCAAGTCACACTGCACGGCCACTCCGCCGGCCTTGACCGTTTGGCCGCCGGCGGGAAACGGCGCCCCGGCGAATGCCAGGCTCGACGCCCCGCTGTTCTTGACGTAGTAGGCCGACACGCTGGTCAGCGTCACCGTGGCCGGCGAGCCGTCGCGGGTGTCGGCCAGCGAGGACAGGTTCAGCGTCTCCGACGCCCCGGAGAGCGTCCGCGAGTCGCTCCAGGTGATCTGTGCCTGCCCGGCCGCGCTGCCATCGGCCACGAGAGCCGCGTAGGAGGCCGGCGTGACGCGGACGGTCTTCGACAGGTCGCCGCTCGACGACTCGTGGGCTAGGAGGGAGAGCGAGATTTGGGCGTTCAGGGCCATCGGTCAGGTTCCCATGACGTAGATTTCGTAAGACTGTCCGCTCGTGCCGCCGATGCGGAAGATGCTGCCGCCGACCGTCGTGCCGAATCCGTCGGAGTTCGGGCAGGAAAGCATCATTGAGCCGCCCTCGCGGATCGGGTAGCCACGCAGCGTCAGGCTCCCAAGGTTGATCATTGGCGAGAAGTTCCACGACGTGACGTCTTGCCGGAAGATGCTGAAGGCCGAGCCCGTCCAGCCCGCCGACAGCGCGATCTGGTTGGTCGTCGAGAGGTTCTTGATGCACAAGACCTTGACGACCCCGAGGCCGATGGCCGAGAAGTCAACCTCGTCGAAGCCCGCAACCCCGAACGTGCGGCGGTCGCTCCAGACCTTTGTGCAGTCCCCGGCGTCGACCGTGAACGTGAACGGGTGCTGGTCGATGGCCGTCGTCAGGCCGCGTGTAGTCGACCGCCGCGCAGAGACGTTCCCCGTGATCTGCGCAGTGACGGTCATCGGTATCCGCCCCATCCGGAGGCCGCCAGGAGCGTCTCGAACGTCTGCGGCACCGGCAAAACCTGCGAGTAGCCGGCGACGACCGGCTGGCGATGTTCGTAGAGGTGAGCCGTCTGAAGCAGGATCAGTTGCCTGATCACGGGAGGCACGTTCGCGCCGCTGGCCCCGTAGCCTGCCGTCCACCGGACAGTGACGCTGTTCTCGTCGCCACGCACAGCCGGCCAGACGCCGTTGTAGAGCGGATAGATGCGGCCTGGGGTCGCGTAGTTGTCGACCTGGAACTGGTTCGCCGCGGACGTGATCGTCCGCTCGACTCCCGCCTCGTCGCGGTAGATGACCGTGACGTTCGCTGCCGCCATCGGCGGCCGGGGCAGGATGATCTCCCACAGCGGGAACGTGTCGTAGCGGGCCTCCAGCACTTGCGTGATGAGGGCGACGTCAAGAATCTGCTCGACGTACTCCCTGGACATCGTGATGTACGACTGAATCAGAGAGTCGTCGTCGGTGATGTCGACCTTGGCCTGGGCCTTGGCCTCGGCCAGGGTGACCGGCTCGACGGCCGGGGCCGTGTGGAGCCGCAGGCTCCGGTACGGCGTGATGCCGCTCGACGGATACTCCGGCATTCCGTAGCGGATGGTGACGGTCACTTGGGCTTCCTCCGGCCGCCGGTGGTGGTGCGTTCGACTTTGGGCTCGACCATCTGCTCTTCGATTGCCTCGGGCTCGCTTCGATTCGCGTCCATCTGCTCGATGTCTCGGCCTTCGGCAGAGACATCGACCGGCTCCACCATCCCCCTTCCGACATAAATGCGGGCCATTCCGTCGGCCCAGTCGAACTCCTGGCCGATGCGGTAGCCCGAAAACGCCTTCGTGATTCTGACCCTCATGCCACGAACCCCCACACGTCCTTCGGCGGCGTGTCCTTGTTGTTCCAGAAATCAGTCGTGTGCTGATGCACCTTGCCGCCCTCGACCGTCCGAGAGGGCCAGGTGACCATCAGTTCGGCGTGGCCGACGCTGACGTGCGTCGCCATGCCAAGCGTGTTGCCGGCCGCCTCCCAGGCGTGCCAGAAGGCGATGTCCTCGTCGACCTCGCTGCCGTCCTCTTCGACCTTGCGGATGAACCACGGCTTCTTGAGTTTCTTGAGGGCCGAAGTGCGCAGGAACGTGGCCCCGAAGTGGGCCGTTCGCACGAGTTGCACGGGCTTCTCGAACCACTCATTGCCGACGTCCAACTTCTCCTCGGGCTTGTAGCCGAGCGGGCTGAACATGACGGCATTCGCCTCCCGCTTGCTCTGGAGCGGGGCGATGGCATCGACGCCGGAGTGCATCATCAAGGCCAGAAGAGCCTCGACGGTCTTGGCCGTGAAGACGGTGTCGTAGTCGAACGTCAGGATGACGTCGTGGGTGTCGATGACACCTTCCATTGCCTTGGACAGGCAGACACCCCAGAAGGCACCCGTGACCTTGATCGGACTGATCCGATGAGGCGCAAGAGCCTGAGAGACGCAGAAGAGGTTGTCGGTGAAGCCAAGTCGCGGGGTGCTCATCACCGCCGCGACTTTGACTTCCGCCTCGACGTTTCCGATCCGCAACAGCATCGTTCGCTCCTTTGAGAGGAGCGGGCGCGCCTCCATGCGCCTTTGCCGGCCTAGTCCAGTGGCCGTCCCGCTTTGACGGGAATCAGCCCTTGACCCAAGCCAGCGCACCGGCCTCGGTCGCCGTCGCCGGCGAAACCTCGGCCCGCGACAGACGCCCGGTGATCGCCACGGTGGCCGACACGCCGGGCGTGTAGGACACCTTGAGGTAGCGCTTCCGAGCCTTCGTGTCGACGTCCATCTTCACGACGGAGGTCAGGGCCGTGCCAGCCACCGAGATGGCCGGGACGGTGAAACCGCCCGTGCCACCCATGACCAGGGCGGTCACGTTCGAGTAGTCGGTGCTGAGCGCGTCCGACTCCTCGACCTTGAGGACGTTCGCGAACGTCGTCGCGGCGTTCGAGGCACGCATCACCGTGAGGCTGGCGTGGTCGTAGCCGAGCGTGTCGACGGTCAGCGTGGCGGTGGCGGTGGAGCCAATCGCAGCGGCCTCGACGGAGCCAACAACCTTGTCGTTCTGAGCGTGGATCATCTTCTGGCTATCTCCTAGTTAGGTTGTTCAAGAAGCCGCCGTCCGCAGAGCCACCACAGGGCCGACCTCGCTGGTCGAGCCAAGGCTGTGATGGTTCACGTCGAACCGCATCGTCCCCTGGAGGAGGAGTTGGTCCGTCGTGGCGTAGACCTGATCGTAGAGCCGGACACTGAAGTCCCGACGCCGGGCGTAGATGCTGGACAGCGAGAGGTTGCCGAACAGCACCTTGACCTTCGACACGTCCGAGCCGAGGGTGCTGTTGAGCACATGCACGAGCCGCACGGGGTATCCGAGCCAGGTGTCGGTCACGCCGGTGCCGAGGTCCGCTCCGGTGTTGCCGCCGGCGGCGTACTTCAGGCGGGAGATGCTCGCCGCGTAGCCGGCCGGGCTCACATACCAGGCCGCACCATTGCGGGCGTAGATCGGCAACTTGCCCATCGCACCGAGGAAGTCCTCGATGTCGAGCGTCTCGAAGGAGACGTTGCCGCTGGCCGCCGTCACCACCGACGCCGCGTGATCGCCGTTGACGATCTTCGACGCGATGCCGCGGATGCCGCCGAAGTCACCCTGCGTCCCGTCGCCGAGCCAGCCGCAGAGGTCGATCTTGTAGGCCAGGCTGGTCGCGAACTCCGTCGCGACAGCGTCGGCCAGACCGACCACGCCCGCCGAATCCTCGACCACCTCGGTCGACATCCGGCAGCCCACCGCCAACTTCTTGGCGACCAGGCTGACGTTGCCGTAGGTCGGCTCGCTCTCGGTGACCGCCGAGCCCTCGCCCACGAAGTAGGCCGTGGTGCCGGAGAGCCGCTTCGGGATCACCATCGTGTCACGAGTCATCGTGACGTTCTCGCAGGCCGGGGGCAGGGTGCCGAAGGTTTCGACCAGCCGGATCACCCGGTTGGCGAACTCCTCGGGGACCAGCGCGCCGCCGGTGCTGTTGGCGTTCTCGCCCAGAGCCCGGTTCTCGACGCCGTGATCCTTGCACCACCGCAGGTCGTCGGCATTCTTGAAGATGTGCGCCCGCAGCCAGCGCCCGCAGCGGTAGGCACTCTCCACCGAGTCGGGGCCGTCGTTGAACGCGGCCAACTGGGTGTGGTGGGGGAGGATCGACCGAATCTCGGTCTTCTTCGCGTCCTCGGTGGCCTTCTCGACCACCGGAGCCGGAGCCGGCTGGGCCTTCTCGACGACGCTGCGGAGTTCGGCCTCCTTGGCAGCGATCCGCTCCTCGAACTCCAGCGAGGTCTTCAGGTCGTCGGCCTGGGTGCCGAGCGAGATGAGTTCCTTGGTCTGATCCGCACTCCGCTCCTCGATCGAGCCGAGTTCGGTCATCCGCGCGGCAACGGCCGCGGCACGCTCCTGAAGACGCTTGAGATTCGACGACGCCATTTTGGCCTGACTCCTGGTTGAGCCGGCCAAACGCAAAAGCGGCGGCCGGCGGGTGATTCCCGCAAGCGCGCCGCGTCGTGAATCCTCACGCCACTCGCACTGCTCACCACGGCATCCGCCGCGGTGCGTAGTCCATACTTGTAGCCTATGCTGTCGGCTACATACTCTGCAAACGAGTCCGGAGCACGGCTGCCTTCAACTCCGCCGCCTTGACCGCAGTCGCAGCAATGGCGACGTCTTCCGCCGACGGCGCGGGGACCGAGTTGCTCTCGGCCACGACGACCGGCTCCGCAGCGGGCGGAGCGTCCGTTTCGGCGACCGCTGTATCCCTCGACTCCTGCTCACTCATCGTGACCTCCGGAATGACGTGCATCTGGCACAACGCTTCGGGCGAAATGCTTCCTGCAACGATTTCGCACGCCCCGCCACCTTCATAGAAGATGCAGTTCGCGCACCTCATTCCTTGAGCGATCCACGGGCTTTCGGCCATGTAGTGGACATCAGTTGGCAAAAACTGCCCATAGATGTCGACCGCGTCCTCAAGCACCCTGGCAATGACTTTCTTGTGCGGCGAGAGGCCGCCCTCGGGCTCCGCGCGGTTCTCTTGCGCGTCCATCTGGGCCACCTTGGCCGCAGCCCACCGCTGGCCGGCGTTTCCAGCCCACAGGAGCCACGCCACGAACCCCGGCTTCTCATCGCCCGGCGTGTCCCAACCCGGCGACTTGCTCGCCTTCTCGTGCCTGGCAAACCAGGCATTCATCTCGCGGACGTGATCCTCGGTGAGCGTCTCGCGGGCGGCGATCTTGTTCGCTCTGGCAACCGTCTCTGGCTTGAGGCCGTCGCCTGACTTGCCCTCCTCGTGGAGTTTGAGGCCGCGCCGGGCCGCCGAGGCCATGCCAGCGGTGGGGCGGAGGTTGACGTCGGCACGCTGCTCGTCGGCCTGGCCTGCCGGCTCGTCGACCTTGGTCAGCGACGACATCTTCTTCGCCACCATGTGGTCTTCCGGCTCGCCGTCGTCATACGGCGTCAGCACCACCAGGGGGTCTTCCTCGGTGGCCGTCATGCCCTGCACCGAGCCGTTCGGCATGACGTGCTCGACGCGGCCGACGCCGTCACCCCAGGAGGCGTAGTCGCCTTCCTTGAGAGAGCCTGGGGCTTCTCTGGCGACGGTGTCACTGGTTGTTACGGAGCGCACCTCCGCTGGCTCTGCCGCGGAGGCACGCCGCTTCAGAACCCACTTCGCTCCAGCCTCGCCGCCGGCCAGTTTCCACTCGACCCACGCCGGCGAACCGACCCAATCCTCGGCGCGGGCTTCGACGCACCGCTCGTGGACGTTCGCCAGGTACTCGACCTCCTCGACGGAGACGATTTCGCGTGCCACGAGGTGCTCGGCGATGCCCATCAGCACTTGATCGACGTCGTCGCGGCCCCGGCAGGCGTTCAAACCCTTGCGGGCAGCGTTCGCCATCGTCTGATTCGGCCGGTAGGCGTCGCCGAGGGCCATTTCGATTGCCCGGCGGCTCACGATCACGCTCGAAGCCTCGAACGCAGGCCGCACTACGGGGCCGACGTCCTCCAACTTGCCGATGGAGCGGACTTCGCGCCTCCGCAGGCCGCTTTTCGTCATGCTCCACGAGTCGCCGCGCTGAGAGCCATCGTTTTTGATGGCGAACGCGAACGAACTGCCGGTCACATAGCCCCCGGCGACCAGTTCGACGACCTCTTCGGCCGTCTGGGTCTTCGGCAGCGGCCCCATTTCGTAGCGCAGGCCGTAGGAATCGGGCCGCAACTTGAGCGTGTTGTTCGCAGACCGGGCCAGCAACTTGTCTTTGGAGTGGTTGTAGACGCCGATGACGTCAGGATTCGTCGCCAGCACTTCGTCGAAGGCATTCGGGTGAATGACCTCCACGAAACCGCCCAGATTTCTCGACTCCGAGTTGAAAACGGCGGCGTAGCCGACGATGACGGGCCGTTTTTCGCCGTTACCGACGTCGCGGTACTCGATCGACGTGTCCGAAACGGTCAGACGACGCTCAATTTCAGTGTCAGCCATCACTCACCTCGTCAAAATGCCGCTCGAACCAGCCCTCGGTGACCGATTCGTACTTGTTTCCGCTCCGATGACAGTCAAGAAGCAGGTCTTTGGAGCGATTCACCCACGAAGCCACGAACGAATCAACGTCTCGACCAGCCGCTGATGCTGCATCGCGGAGTTCAATCCGCATCTTTTCCTCGACTTGGCCGAACCATTGCGTGATTTTCTCCGGCTTCGACCGCCGTTCGAGGATTCCGTCGGCTTCGATGTCGGCGATTCGCCGGAGCGTCGTGCGGAACAGGGCTTCGGCAGCGTCGAGCGAGCGGGATTCTTGCCGCGCGGCCGGTTCTGTGGCCGCCTGCTGCGGCCTGTTTTGCTCTGGCGCGGACGCAGGATCGGCGTTTTCCTGGCCGGACGTTTGGCCGGTTTGCGCAGCCGTCGGATTCTCCGGCGTGAAGGCTCCGAGCAACTGCATATTGACCTGGATGAACCGCTTCTTGCCCTGGCCGTCGGGCAGCGGGTTGTAGCCGATCGCCGCGCGGACTTCGTCGACATCCAGCACTCCCATGTTCGCCATCTCGCGGAGGAACTGCGAGCGGGCGGCGTAGTCGCCAGCCATCAGCGCGTTCGTGTCGAACTGCGTGAAGTAGTTCTTGTCGTCCACCACGAGGTCGCGACGGGCCGCCATCTCCCACCGTCGGCACCACGGGATCAGCGAGAACGTCACGAAGTCGATCGCCGACTGCTCGACGGTGCTGAAGCGGACGTTCGTCAGGTCGCCGATCAAGTGAGGCGGAACCCGATAAGTCCTCGCGATGGATTCCAGAGCCCACCTCTGGCTCTCAACAAGAGCAGCATCGCGATTGTTTACCGGCTCTGCCCGCTTCTTGAATCCGAAGGGCATGACCACCGTTTTGAAGTGGTTGCGGGGGCCGGCGTGGGCCGAATCCCACTGCTCGCGGAAGCGACGAAGCGTCTCCGGCTTCTGCGGCTGGTCGGTTTCGATGTACGTCCCGGTCGAGCAGCCGTTGCCAAAGAATGCCGAGGAGTGCAGTTCGCACGCCCGCGCCAAGGCGATGGCATCTTTCGACAGGCTGGTGGGTACGAAGCCCGTCACGCCGTCGTTCGATAGCCAGCGCAGATGAAAAATCTCATCCTGCCGGTACTCCTCGGGCTCCGGGGCCGGGTCGGCCAGCGTCGCGGGCCTGCGGTAGTAGTACCGCAGTTTGCCGTTCTCCAGCCGCTTGGCCTCCATCCTCGACGGGTGGAGCGGGATCAGTTCGCTCACCGCGCCGTGTTCGATCGACCCCTTGATATGGGCGTAGGCGTTGCCCCACAAGAGAATCCACGACTGCATGAGTTCGCGGAACTCGAAACTCGTCATCCACGAGTTTGGCTGGTAGTGCAGGACTTCGTGGAGGTGCTTGTCGTCGGCGACCTCCTTGCCGCCGCCGGGGAGTTTGCGGCAGTAGTTCCAGGGGAGGCTGGCAATACTCTCTGCCAGTACCCTTACGCAGGCCAGGACGCCGGCACTCTCCAGCGCCAACTCCGGCGAGACGTCCACGCCGGCCGTCGTCGACCGGCCCGCGATGATCTCCTCGAAGACCCTGGAGAGGCTCTGGCTGCGGAGTTCCATGACGCCGGCGTAGGACTCTTCTTCTGCTGTCGGCATCCTAGAACACCATGAGTTCGGGTTCTTCGTCAGGCCCGCGGACCTCGCCGCTACACAGGCCGAGGGCCATGACGAGAGAGACGGCGGCGTCGATGCGGGCCGTGGATTTGGAGTGGCTTTTGGTGGGCTTGTAGTTCCCGGCGTCGTCCGTCCGCACCTGAAGGTTCGACATCTGTAACGCCAAGGCCGGGTTGCCGCCGTGCCGTAATTTCTGGCCTAAAACGAGGGTTTCGAGCAGTTTCGTGGGCGGGCTCATCGAGGCGTAGCCCTGCCCGAACGGCTTGACATCAATCCCTTCGGCGACCAGTTGCGTCGTCAGGTGGGTTGCGTTCCATCGGTCGATGGCAACAGCCCGAACCGCATTCTTCTCCGCAAAGGAGAGAATGTAGTTCCTGACAGCGTCGTAATCCGTCACATCGCCTTCTGTAATTGTAACCCATCCGTCCTTCGCCCATTGGCGATACGGTGCTTCGTCCCTGTCCGCGCCGGCCTCGGGTACGAAGAGGTGGGCGAAGACGTCATACGTCCCGTCGGGGATGCCGTCCTCATCGACGCCGGGCCAGAGGGCCGCGAACGCCGTCGTGTCCTGGGTGCTCGATAAGTCGACGCCGCAGTAGCAGGGGCGGCCGTCGGCCGGGTGGAGCGGGGCCGAGCAGGCTTCCCACTGGCCGGTCTTGAAGAAGCGGTTCGCGCCGTTCGACACCCACTGGTTCAGGTACAGGGTGCGGAATTTGATCTCCTCCGAGACGCTCTCGCGGGCCAGCATGGCCTCGCGTTCCATGAACTCCTTGCGGACGGTGATGCCGTAGTTCGGATTCGCCTTCTTCCAAGTCGATTCCGCGAAGATGTCGTCGTCCTGGTCGGCCTGGAAGATGCACGGCAGGAAGGTGGGGTCGACGATCAGGCCGTCGCGAACCTTGATGGCCCGCTGCCACTCGTCATAGCAGGGGCCGACGCGGTCCATGCCGGCCGTGGTGACGTAGATGACGAGCGGCTCCAGCCTCATGCCCATACCGCTCTCTAAAACATCTACAAGATCGCGGTTTGGCTGGACGTGAAATTCGTCCACGATGACCACTGACGGGTTAAAGCCGTGCTTTCCTTTGTGCTCGCTTGAAAGAAATTGGATGGTGGATTTCTTATGCGGGATGACGATCGAGTTCTTGTATATCTTCGAGCGGCGC